ACAGCAACTTTACCCAAGTAGTCAGCCGCATTACCAAGAGATGATGCAGTGTTTGTTAACTCTACATAACCATATCTTGTCATGAACGAAACTACTGGTTCAAAAGTTGCAGGATCAAGAACCACACCGCTTGACATTAATGGAATGTATGGGCAGTAGAACGCTGCTGCGTCTGATTCTGATGAACCTTTGTAACCAACTAACACATCGTCAGTTGTAGCATAACCGTTTACATAAACCTTCATCGCACTGTTTAGTGTTCCAACAAACTTAGTGTTAGTTGGTGCTTCAAAAGTGCCTTCAGTTGTTCTTGCGAACGCAGAAGTTGTTGCAGATTGTAACAGAGTTAATACTGTTGGTGAAACAACAGCCCAGTTACCTGCGCCACGACGTGTTCTTTGCGCAATCAAGTTAGCAACACGATTGATTTGAACAGCAAGTGCTGCGTGTTCATCACCAACAAATGTTGCAGTTCCTGATACTGCACCTTGGTCGTATGTTAAAGCGGCTGTGCCAGCCAATGTGTTAAGTGAACTAATCACCTCTTGATCGATTTCAGCAGTAATTTCCTGCGCTAGGGCAGCCATTACTTCTGCTTCGATATCAATACCCTGTTGCGCTTGAGCATCTTGTGCTGCTTCAAACGTCCAACGAGCACTCAATTTACGAGTTTTCGCTTCAACAGTTTGTTTCAAGATTTGAATTGAAAGTCTGTTTCCTGCTTGACCTTCTAAAGCAGCAGTTGATGCAGCCTTATCATTAGTTGAGCCTGAATAACCTTCAGCAATCTTGAATGGTGATAGTGCTTCTTCACCTGCTGTAGTGTCAGTTCCACTTGCAGAGTTGAATGCATCAGCATATCTTACTCTTAGTGTGTGGATTTGACCAACAGGACCAGTCATTGGTTGAACACCAACAAGTTCGTTAGCGATAACTGTTGGCATTACACGTCTGATTACTGGTAAAATGACGCGGTTTAATGTTGCGACGTTGCCGGCAGAAGTGGCACCTGCTGTAGCACTCTCTGACAAATACTTACGGGTATTTTCCAGAGTCGTTGCCATAACTGTGCGCTTGTTACCTTGAAGCCCTTCTAAAAGTGCATCTTTGGTTTCTGACCAGCGTGACTCTAATAGTTGTGACATTTTTTGTTCTCCTTAAACTTTTAGTCCCGCAAGCCTGCGGATGTCAAATATCTCAGCGGTTTTTTTGCTCCGAACCACCGATCTGTGCCTGTGCTTTATCGCCTGTTACTTCTTTGCCTTCAGTCAACGCTACCTTTTCCTTCTTCGGCACATTTCCTTCCATTACGGCTGAAATGTATTTGTCAAAGGCTGCGTGTAATTTATTTGTTTGCACTGATTCTAAAAGTTCGCCCATTACTTCCTGCTTGTCCTTGCTTAGAGGTGCCATCAATTCTGACATCACTTCTCTGCGTTGAACTGCATCTTTAATTTGCGCAATTTCATCATCTTTGCTTTCAACTAGTTTCTCAATTTCCTCTGCTTTTGCTTCGGCTTCTTTTACCGCTTCTTCTTTCTGTTTTACAACTTTAAGAAGTTTTGCAGTTTCGGATTTTTCATTAAGATGGCTAGTTGCATATTCGCTTGCAAAACTTTCAAAAATTCTGCGACCGAAATCATTCTGACGTGCTTCCTCAATATCCTCTTTCAACTGAGTCATTTCAGATTTAATACCTTTCGATACTGTTTCCTGAATTGCCTTAGATGCTTTATTGATAAAGTCTTTTTTGACTGCTTCAAACTTAGCCTTGCTATCTCTAACAAGTTTAACTTTTGTTTCAGCCAAATCTTTCTTATCACTGTGGAATTCTGCGATTTCTTTCGCTAGTGCATCCACGATAAAGGATTCTAATTTAGCAACGTTTCCTGCTACATTCTTACGATCTTCGCGAAGTTCAGCAAGTTCCTTTTTCAAATTGTTAAGAACGAATGATTCCATTGCTTTGGAATCTTTTTTCATTTTCTTAGCATACTTGGCTCTTGCTTCAATAAGTCCTTGACGGTCTTCAGCAAACTCAGATAGCTCAGCCTGAATTCTATCAGCCAGCATCTTTTCTACTGCTTCTACCATCGCGGTCTTATCGTGTTCATACTTCTGTGCGAACTCTTCACGTAATTGTGTAGAGATTGTGTCACGGTTTTCTTGAACAGCAGTTTCCCAAGCGGATTCAATCTCCGACTTAGTTTCTTCGGAAATCACGTTGTTTTCAAACAATTGTTTTACAAATTCTAGCATTGTGATTCTCCTTAAGATTTAAGACCTTGAATAATCTTTTTCAAGCTCTCTGCTATGTATCGTTGTGCCTGTGCGTCGCCTTGGACTTCTTGTGCTACTTTAAATGCCTCGTAACCACCTGTATTATTCATAAGGTGTTCATAAACTGGTGTTGGATAGGCGCCTGGTGCGCTAGGTTGTGCAACCACATCCACTGTGATAATTTCAAATCCTTGAACATTACCGCTTGGATCAACTTCGCCTGATCCTCGACTAGAAACTCCTAGTTTTACTCCCGACTCCAACATGGTCGAAACTAATTGACCCATTGGAGTTGGAAGCATTTTAAGTTTTCCGTAGCCGTTAGGACCGTCCATCCACATTTTTGTAATCATGTGGCTAACACGGTCGAGGTTGATACGTAAATCTTGAGGATGATCAACTTCACCTAGCACTGAATACCCCCCAGAAATCTGTTCGTTGAGCGTAGTAACAGCCCTGTCAATCTCCTTAGAAGAATAAATGCGTTGATTGGCATTGCGTATATCACCCTGAATGCAAATTCCACTCAGGTGTAACGTTTTGCCATTCTCGCCTTCATCACGCTCTACGACGATTTTAGCCTGATCGAAGCTCAGATGTTCTTGTAGGTTAGTTTTCAACCTTAGTCTCCTCTATTATCTACGACCACGGAAAATTGATTGCTTGTTATCCGCTGATTCTTTGCTACCTGCTTTTTCAGCACCGTGTCCTTTTGTGCTGTCCATTTTAGTTGCATTTTTTGAACCTGGCGTATTAACATTACCCGCATTCTCTTCTTTAGGTGTAATGTCTGCTAGTCCACCATCATTCTTTTCTGATGCTTCGCCGCCTTTAGCGATGTTAGCAGTAGTTCCACCCATATCATTTTTCATGTTATCAACAACTGACTTTTTGTTGTCTGCAGATTCAGCACCGCCTTTAGTTTCAGCACCGTGTCCACCTGCTACTTTTTCAACATACTCGCGCATAGTTGCTAATTCAGCGTCAAATGCAGCATCGTCTTCTGAAGGAGCAATTGATTCTTCTTCTTTTTCTTCCTCATCGCCCATTTTTTCTTCGCCGCCTTCTTCGCCTTTAATTTCGTCGAATTTAGCCTGTAGTTCATCAACGATAGAGTCTAGATCTTGGAATAACTCTTCTGGCTCTTTTTCGCCTTCTTCGTCATCACCAGTAATGTCTGCTTCTAGGTCGTCAGTTTCGTCACCACCCATTGCATCCATTTCATCTTCGTCGTCTGCTTCTACAGCAACTTCTTCAAATTCTTCGTCAACTTCTTCATCTTTTGAAGATTCTTCAACTTCCTCATCCTTGTCAGATGCTTCGTCTACTTTATCTTCTTCAGCGTCATCGTCCTTAGATGCTTCATCTACTGACTCGTCTTCGTCTTTTTCAGATGTTTCGTCAACTTCCTCATCTTTCATTTCTTCTTCGATAAGGTTTTCGTAAATTTCTCTTGATTTTGCTACCACATATTCGTGGAATAATTCTTCTGCTTTTGCAGAGTCGTCATTGACCAAATGCTCAAGCATTTGTTCTAGTGTAGTTTTATCTGCCATTGTATTCTCCTTTTA